AAGGTCTGATCAAGTTCTTTTAATCTCTTATCTACATCGAACGCCGCTTCCTGCTCACCTTCTAGTGCAGATTTTGCACTATCTCTGGCATCAGTAAGAAGCTTAAGCCACCGGATCTCTTGTTCCGTTAGATCATTGGATGTACCTATTCTGCCAATTTCTTTATCATAGGTTTCAACTAATCCTTCAAGTGCTTCTTTTGATCCATCAATACCAAGATTGAAGTTCCGGATTACCGGAAGTAATTCTTTATTAAGATCGACCTGCTTTGCTAATAATGGATTAAAAATACTTAGTACTTCAAATCGATCAAGTTCTTTCTTCTTTATATCAATTAATTCGTCGATGTACTCCTGTTGAAACTGGCTTAAATTTCCATACAGCTGCTCAAATCTTTCAACCTCTTGTTCTGCAGCTGCTAATTTTGTATGAACTTCATTAATAATTGGCGCATTGTAAATGCTTCCAAAATTTGGTGTTATGTTTGCAGTACCAATATACGGTGTTACCGCTGCAGTAGCTCCTAATCGATCAATAAGCTGCAGAGCATCATAGTACTCTGTTAAACTATCTTTGATCATTTCAAGCTGATCTAATTCTCTTCGAGTGTCTTCTATTCCTAATGGGTTAAATATGTTTTCACCACCAAGAGAAGCAGTTAATCGGATGAATTCTTCTAGAGTAACATTAGACTTCTTTAGCTTTCTATCTGTCTCTTGCACATCATCACCAAAGTTTAATACCCCAGATTGTGCAAGTAGAATAACTGAAGGTAGAATCGAACCTAAAAGAAGTATAATTCCTGTAGGCCCTAATAAAGTGGTGCCTATTAATCTTAACGCTCCAACTAATCCACCACCAGAAACCATTAACCTCTGAAATCCACCAGTTACAGCAGGAATGTTGTTTGCTACTGCAGCTAAGTTTCCACTCATTATTGCAAAGGGAGCATCCTGAATTAAGTAACCAATATTTGTTAGGAGTCCTGCGGTCTGGCCAATTCCTTTATTGGCTTTTGGTGCTGCAGCTTTTAATTGTTCATACTGTTGAGTTAATTGCTGTACAGCTGTAGAGTTTGGATCAACACCCTCACGAAGAAGACGTTCTAATGCTTCTTCAACGATAAAAATCTTGGAGGCATTTTGATCAAAGTTGTTGAATACCTGGCTACGATTTTTGACCAGCTGTAAATCTTTGCCCATTTGTTCAAAGACAGCCTCAGTAACCTTACCAAGTTGTTTGGTTTGATCTTCTGCTCCTTCACCGGCTTTATAGTAATCTATAAGTAGTTTCTCTGATTGAACTAAATCAGTGGAGTCAATCTTAATAAGTAATTCAGCTAAGTCCATTTAAGTAGATTGCATCCAGTTTTTTGATTGCCAGTATTTCCCATTTCTTCATTCTCTTCCCTAATAACCGGTTGTAGGCTTCAATGTCTAGCCATGTTATTGGGTTTGCACTCATACCATAAGTACGACCGCTAGAGAGTTCAGTAAACCAAGAGAACAAATACCAAAGTTGATCTGGTTTTGGGTACGGTTCAAGCTCCTTCTTAACCTCGTGCCCTTGTTTTCCCAAGTGTTCCAGATGCTCCCGATAGGTTACATCTGAGTCCTTCATCTTCTTAGAAAGCTTAAATTGATGGGCTGCATATTTCAGTAGCCCTTCAACTAGTTTCCCAAGTAGTTTTCCCGTTTAGAGTGAAACGCCTGAACTTGCTCCATTAACCATCTTAACTTTGGGTTAGAATAAAGCATGAGAGCATTTTCATAGCTGTACTCTAATTCTGTTCCTTCCCATTGAATATTATACCAAGCTTTAGTACAACGGGCTAAGATTTCTGCATTTAATTTGCGCGCTTCAGTTCCAGTGGTTTTCTCCACTTTCTTATCAATAATGATTTCGCGGAACTTTGCTAAAGCCTCGTCATAAACCTCTGTATCCGTACTATAAAGTTCGATTTCGATGTCTGTAGGCTTTTTATCTGGCCCAATTACTTTGAGCACCTGAGTTGAAAGAGTTGTTAATGAAGTTAAGTCCATATTAAGCAGCGTTTGATCTAGTTACGGTTAAAGCAGTCGCTTCAGAAGCATCATAAAGCGCTGTGAACGGCAACGAAATGTCTAATGCGCTTTCGTTGTTCTGAATCTGAGAACCAGAATATTTAATGTTCTCAAACTTGAATGTGAGTGATTCAGTACCAGCTTGATCATTCAACACTAGTTCTAAAGTTGATGCTATTCCATTAAGGAACTTGTTTAGAAGAGTTTGGTTGTTGAAACGAGCTGTTAGAGTACCAGTGATTTCAATATTACCATTCGTAGGTACATCACCAGCATCAGAGCCAAGTAAACGACCAATTGAACGGTTGTTATTGATTTGGAACTGCACTGAGGTTACAGTAGCAATACCACTTCCACCTTCTTGCAATGTTGCATTACCAAGGCCATCGAACGGTTCATTGTTAGCTACATTTGCAGGTGAACCAAGAGCCGAACCAGCTGGTGTTCCAATATCCATCCCAATTAATCCAAAAGTTGCTGTTGCAACAGCTGGGTTCATTGTTACTGAAAGTGAATTTGGATTTACACCAAGGAATCTTTCAAAGATGTTGTTGGTCGTGTTTCCACGCTCCACAGTGAAAGTCTTGATTGCATTACCAATCTTTAGTACTTCGGGAGTACCAGCGGTTTCAGTTGACCAAGATCCACCTAGAACGGCCTCTATCCATTCGTCAAAAGCTCCATAGGAAAGCTCAACAGGAACATTTCCTGAAACAGATTTTGCACCATTTCTGCTCATTACCGCTTGACGATGAGAATAGGATTCTTCTGTCTGTAACTGCTCGATATCCCCTTGGATTTGCAGAGGGTCAGTAGTTCTAATCTTCTTCATAGAAGGAGAACCGGGCGTAGTACCTGCGACAGTCTCTGCAACATACGCCAGATATGTATCCATAAAATTTGAATTCATGTCTTACCTCAATTATTTGTTGAATATGTTTTGTAATAGATTCTTACAGGTATTTGATACCACGCACCGGAGCGAAAGCCACCGGCAATCTGTGACTTTGTAATAGTCACTGTTATATCTCCGGTAAGACTTGTGTAAGGCTTAAACTTCTGTTTAATTGCCGTTGCCACTGCCTTAGCCTCTTTGATAGAGCTTCCTAATGGAGTCATTAAATCAAGCTGGTAAATGCCGATTTGCTTGACTTCATCGTTGGCCACTATATCTTCTTCTCCATGAATCATTGTTTCAGTGATCCAATCTTGATCTTCTGGTGGGTCAAAGTGTTTATTTTCCCACGCTCGATATTCTTTGGTTGGAATTTCAGTCACCGTATCCAGATGAATTCGCATAGCTCGTTGTATTTGCCAATCATCTATCATGGATTCTTTCTCCTAGCTTCATCCACTGCATCATTTACGATGCCCGGAAAGCCAGCAACTGTGATTCCTACCATTCCTTGAGGTGCTTGCTTTGAAAAACCTCCCTCACTAAACTTGTAATAACCTGGGCCAGTTTTGCCGTGCTTAGTTTTACCCTTTGGCACGTATGAACCCTTTTTGGGTGGATTAGGGAATAGGCCATACTCTAGAATAGGAGCATTCTTCTTATTGTTAGAAACATAGATGGTATCACCACCAACTATATTACTAATGATCTTCTTAGCCTTATCCATTGTTGTCTGAGTTGCTTCCTGTGGACTTAACTCTACTGAATCTTCGACTACATTTGTATCCACATTATTCTTACCTACATTCCAACTCGCACGGGTAGAACCTTCATCAACAGGAGTCTTCAAGACTACCCCTCGATGAATATCAGTAGTTACCTTTTGGACAATTAAATTTTGCCTTCCGGGTATCTTTCCAAGCGAACGTTTTATGGCAAGAGAGAAGCCCATTTATTCTCCTACTACTCCATCACCATCAAGATCGACCTTGATCCCGTTGTCAAAGAGTAATATTTCAATGTTTTCCTTAGCTCCATCCCAGAGAATTGCTTTTTCTGAATCAGATAGCTCTTCCCCGCTCTCGCTTTCTTTAGATCGAAAGCCAGCGTAAACCTTTGCTAAGTCTTTTAAGTCGGTTCTCCAACGTCTTGACATGATTAAGCCCTTAATAAAAAGGCCTAGTATAAATGGCACCACAAAAGCAGCTAACACTACTGCAGCTGATACCAAATCTGGTGCTCCTAACAATTTGTTTAAAAGGTTCTCTATAAATTGCATTTCAGTAATTGATGTAATTGTTCGTTTAGGGATTAATTCAAGGTCAATACCAACTTTTGCAGTTGCTGTAGTTACCACAATTCCACTAATGGCTACTACTGCTTTCTTCACGGTATCATTTCGCAGTGAAAGAGTCCGACCAAGCGGTTTATCTTTCCAAAAGTTCTTTTTGATCTTTAGCTTATGTGGCATCTTTTTGTACTCGATAGCTACCTTATCATCTTTATGATCTGGAACACCATCACCATCAAAGTCATTGAATTCCTTGTGAGGTTTTCTGCTGTCTTGAAACAGGCTTTTAGGCACTCCTAATCTAGCTTTATTTAATTCAACTTCATTCATTTGTTCTCTATCTCTTCTTCCTTTTCATGAATTTTGAATTCTACCTTTTTGTAGAATACAGATTTTAAATGACCAAGGATTACAGCTGCTTCTTTCTCACCAAATAGATTGGTAGTAATGGATATGAATTCAGTAATAATTATGTATCCAAAACCGAATTCAATGAATATTGGAGCTGAATAAAGATTAGCAATGACTGCACAACCGATTAAAAACACTCCATGCACTAAGAACTTTGCATATTGTCTATTGAAAGTTGATGCTTTAAAACCCTCTTTTCTTTTCCTTGTTCTATACAAACCACTCAGGAAATCCAAGAACCAAAATGTAGGGATAGCCAACAAAAATTCAGTTGGCACATGAAACAGCCCAAATAAGGCCGCTATTAAGCCCTTCCAAAAGGATTGATCTGCAAATGAAATAATTATGCTTTTGAAGTCCATTACCCCAGCCTCTCAAGTGGTTTTAGTACACCATTGACAGACTCATAAGCAACTCGAAACTGCCCTTTATGGTCACAGTGAATAAATTTCTTATTTGGGTACATGATCACTCTTTTATAAGCTGATTGTTGGAGCTTTACCCATAGCTCTAGAAGTTTTGAGCAGGAATAATCAGCTGCTCCTAGCCATAATTCCGGATGTTCTTGACCATCTCCGTAAGTATGCTGTGAGTCACCATCTCTTCCGTGATCGATTTCCCATTTATAGCTTCTGAATCCACTATTCTTAGAAACGAATACTGGAACATCTAACTCAATTCGAATAGGGTTTATAATGGAAATATGGTGCTCAACAATCTTGTCAGCAACATGCAACGGTACACTATCCTTTTCAGGATTGATAATGTATTCAGATATGTCGAAGTAAATTTTGTACATGTCAGCTGGTTTATATAATTGATTAAGAAAGCCTCTCCAAAGAGAGGCTTATAGTTTGCTAAATCCTTGGTGGTGCCCTAGGATGCTCTACAAATGCCATAGGTATAGATCTGGCCCATTCTTTATAATTAAGCTTGTATTCTACTCGCATCGCATCGATACCAAATACCTGGTGGTCTTTATCAAATGCCGATGTCAGCTGTAGAATTTTGCTATTCAGTTCTTTTTCCCCTGTTTCTTCTTCGAGGGTAACACTCAAATCAATGTCATTGATTACGGTGTCTTCATCATTTACAGTGATTTTTTCTGTTTGAACGTCGAATTCAATTTCGCTCATCGGTTCCGGGATGCCTACGAAGGCAGAAACCAGAAATGCGAACATGAAAGCGACAAATAGAAAGCGCTTATGCATACTTTCTCCTTTTTCTGTGTTGTTATGGTTTAAAAATTTCATTAAAGCCTCCCTTGAATAGTATAGGTTGCTTCTGCTGGATCACGCTTAGCAATGCCTATCACTTTAAAAATTTGGCCCTCTATGGAGATTTTATCCCCTTCCATTGGCACTGTAGTCAATGGCTGTGCTAAAATGGTAATCTTGCGATCTTTTACTGTTACCAGACCATCAGAAATCATTTTATTCGAATAGTTCTCAACTATTCCTTCAGACATAAATACGCTATCTGCTGCACCACCTGAATAAGTATCTTCAGTTTCATCATAGGTGCCTCTATTCTCTCTAGTGAGAGTTACAGTATTGAGTTGACCACTGAAAGCAATTGCAACTTCATTTGCTATGTCAATTCCAAACATATTCATGACTTAAGGATCTTTTTGTTGTTTCTGCCTCCATAGGCCAAGCCAGAAAGCAACATATCGACCATTGGATAAGACTTTTGCGAAGGAGCACCGGATTCATAGTCCACTTGAACAGATCCCGCTTTTACACTTCTAATTGCTCCACCACGATCTTTATTTACTAATAATCGTTCTGACAATGCATGTTCTGCTAGAAATGCAGTAGCATCTTTTACTTCCTGTGGTACTTCATCTGTAGCCCTTGGAAGACCATTTGCATCTACCACATTCATTCTTGGCCATGAAAGCAGCTGTGTAGCTGTTCCCGGATGATTACCCTTCCACTTAAATCGCTTATCGATGTACTGAGTAGCTTCACGAATAGCTTGCTCTTTAGCGGTATCTGCTGCTGCTGCCCAATTTGTGCCACCAGCGTAGTTCGTCCAATATACATTTGCATCTTCTAATGAAACAAAGCTATCTACCCCAATGATTAGGCTCATGACTTAGGTTCCTCTTCTTCTTCAGCTATTGGAAGTACATCGACTGTGACTTGCTCAATTGGGCAAATCCCTTTGTACTTTTTGGCAACATTTGGGTAGTTCCCTACTAAAACCACTTTGGAAGCAGAATGATCTACATCTAAATCTTTTGGCGACTTATAGGAATATTCAGGGTAATCAAGTTTACCCTGAATATTTTCCAAATTCGTTTTATTGATAAAAACGAGTACCATTACTCTGCTCCTAATTGAGCTTCAGCATTCTCAGCAGCATCTTTACCACGAACCTTTTCACCATTGCTTAGGAAGTAAAAACCGCCACCTAAGTGATAAGGGAATTTCGTGCCTCCAGGAAGAGCATCGAAGTCATTGTCTGTTTTAGGGTCAGCAACAGCAGCCTCTTCAGTAGCTGGTACTGCCTCACCAATACGCTCGAAGTAAGAATCTGGAAGACGACCTTTGTTTCTAGCAGCTAATTGTTGCTCAGCTAGAGTAGGTTTTGTATCAACTGGTGGTGATTTCTTAACTACCTCTTCAGTGATTTCATGTGACATGATTAATATTCCTTGTTTCTTGATTGTTTAGTTAATCAGTAGGACTAGGGCCAAATGCCCTGTCCTTAAACTGTCACTAGTACAGAAGTACCAGCCTAGATAAATGCGTTGTTCGAACGCACCACTACCAATGGGATTTTTTGCTGTGGCCAAGTTCTATCCCAGCTGCCAGCAGTCTCAAATTCTATACGAGTAGGAGAAGTACTTGCAGGGGTACCTTCAAAGCTAAATCCATAAGGATGTAGAATGTTTACAGCTCTAAAATGAAGGATATCTTGTCCACCACCATTACCTTTCGCAGCTTCTCGTGTAACTTCAGAAGGGACGATTGGTAAAGCAGTGCCCATACCCAGAATCCCAGCTCCACAAAGAATGGTATCATAGGTTACGTTTGAACCGCTAGTGCCTACTAAAGAAGCACTATCATTCACGATTACAGTCTTACCCTGATACATTCCAAATAGCGTGTCTTGAGCAGACTTAGACTCGAAGTCAATCAAATCTAGTTGACGTAAACGGTTGTATACTTGGGAATGCATGATAATTGTGATAAGCTCTCCAACGGAATCACCCATTTTAGCTTCACCTTCAATAATTGTCGCTGAATCCAAGTAGTTGGTAGTATCTGGGGTAAGTGATGTCGAAACATCAAGCACGAAGTCAGATGAATCAGAAGCAATGTTATGAGCAGTTAAACCAACGATGATAGAACCGGTGAATCTTTGATATGCTTTATCCCAATAATTTTGGGCTCGGTTAATGATCAGATCAAGCGGATCATTTTGCGAGTGGTGTAGTTCTCTTGCGAGAGTCATTGCGCTCCACGATTGGTGCCAGAAGTTCTTAATCCATTTGGATTCCTTACTACTGGTCTTCAATGGAGTGGATTCAGTATCTGGATCGTCTGTGACGATATTAGGGTCTTCATCACCTAAATCATCATCAAATGGGAAAGTCCCTGTTTTGGAAGATGCAGCAGCATATTCATCCAAAAGAGGGTCAATTTTTACCAATCCAGACTGTACGATATTTAGCTTGGTAGTGTTTTCCACTAATACTGCTTGGTCAAATAGAGCAGGTGTAAACACATCATCAAGTCTTCTTTCAGCCATAAGTTTGAAATGTTGAGTTACGGGTTTTGTTTAAGCTTTTGCCGTTTCCGACACTGCGACCACAAGTAGCGAAGCATCACGCTTCCCGCTTCCCAATCAGTGCCTCACGCTCTCTGAGTAAAGGGAGGGTCAGTAAGTTAAAAGTCCAGATGGCGTTCAAACCAGCTGAACTAATCAAGAGATCGAATTTAAAATCTGTCTATCATAGCCTCATTCCAGCCAGCTTCTTTTGCTAACTGAATGGCTTTGTTTTTATCTGTGTTTAAAATTTGTTGTTGTTTAGTAACACTGTATTCATCAGTGCCAACTTTGAACGGATTACCAGTGATGTTAGGGTTTTTATCTTTATTGTTTCCACCAGCTCCACCACCGCTGTTATCAGCAGCAGGTTTAAAATGCTTACTAATCTCTAAGTCAGCTACACTTTTAATCGCATCAATGGCACCTTGTTCATCTTTCACATGGCTTCCTATAATAGTAAATTTATTAGTGCCTTCTTCAGCTCGCGCTTCAATAGACTTAATCAAGTCTCGCATTGGCTTCATCTCTGGATCATCACCGTATTTCACTTCAAGCATTAACTGATTCACTCTTCGAGGATCAGTAAATCCTTGCTCGGCTAAACTCTTACGAATGAAGTTTTCTACAACAAAATCTTTAGACTTCTGCTCTGCTGCTTCAACTTTAGCGTTTAAATCAGCTTCTTTATTCTGAAATCCTGCTTTTAAATCATCCTCAAGCTTTCTAAATTCCTTTTGAAGTTCTTTCTTAATCTCTTCAGCAGTTTTATCATCTCCATCACCTATTTTATCTGGGTCGATATCTTTCACTTTCTCATAGTGCTGAAGATCAACATTTGCGTATTTCTTTAGCTCTTTTTCTTTGTCTTGGCGTAATTCACGCTCTGAATCTAAAGCTTTAGTGACTCGATCTATATCAGCTTGGGTTTTTAATCCTCCTTCCAAGACTAACTTGAAAGTTCCGTCCGTCTGCTTAGCATAATGGGACTTTACCTCTTCAGGTATCTCTTCATCAGTTTTATAGCTTGCTTTGATTGCCATTCTCTATTTTTGTTGGAATTCCAATTGAATATACAATTCTACAAATAAGCGTTATTGTCTTCATCCTACAAGTTGAGGATAAATTTATTCTTTATTTTACTTGTACAGCTCATATACCGAGGTCTTCGAATATGTCACGTTCTTTTCTTCTCAGCTCTTGCAGCGTAAGTATTCGATTTTGAGGATTAGTAAAAGCTGTGACTTTCAAACTACCATCTAAGAACAGCTTTCCTTTCGACCTTCCTAAAGCTTCGTAAATGATATTTCTTGGCTGAGTCTTTAACCACTGTGGATACGTTTGATATTCAGGTGCTTGTCCGTCCATTGCTGCCCTTGTGCTTTCTGGATAATCTTCAATATTTAGTCCTAATTCCCGGAAAGACTTAGTGACTGCTACCCGCACACATCGGCAATTCAAATGTAGTGGAGGCTTTGGCCCTTTTCCCACTTCATAAGGTGCACCAGCTTCGGCTCTCATACAAATGGGGCACGTTCTAGTATCAAGAGTAATTACCCAATCTTCATGTTTTATGATATTCTGGTTCTTTTTATAGAATTCAGTAGAAGCTATGTTATTAGCGTTAATTACTGCGGTTCTTGCGATAGCTTTTGCATTTTTTAGTGATGTATTATAAATAGCTCCATGATAGTTATCAGATTTCTTACCTCGTATTCTTAGTGCTATGTCGTCGGGACTTTCACCACTCAAAAGACCAAGACGAATTTGCTGATTAATATCTTGAACAGTCTTTGTACTAATATTATTAAACCACTCATTAATAGGTTTACCGCTCAAAGGCTGGTTCATGATTAGCGATTCAATCTGGTCTTCACTTGGTTTCTTCCAGTTGTATTCAATGGGTATGGTTTTTTGATATAAACGGAACTCGAATTCTAGTTCACTTCTGGCAATATCTTTTAATCTGTTAAGCAGTTTATTTTGTAGATCGCTCATGAATATTTTTGAAGTTGACTGAAGCTCATTACCAAGTGATCTTAGTGCCGAAAGTTGGACAGATGAAAGGGTATTAAAACCGTTCCCCATTCGAATAATATCATCGACAGCAATTAGCCATTTTTGGGTGAGTGAATTAAAGTAATTCCTCTTTAATTCTCGTTCAATCCATTTAGCTTCACCCGCTCCTAATTGTGCTAAAAACAATAAGTGACGAGTCATTCTTTCAAATAAAGTTTGATTAACACTCATTTTTTTTCATTCTTGTCTTATTGGTTCTGGTAGAAGAGGTTCGTATTCAATCTCATAATTTGAAGTAGCTATTTCGCTACTATCAAAGGGCACAACTTGTATTGTATAGCCTGAATAACCTACATCATGATTAGTTTGTATCCAGTTGGAAGCAGGTGCCAAGCTTGCAAAGTTTCTATAGTCGAACTTCTTTTTCTTCTCGTATCCTAATTGGTGCAAGTCGCCTTTGTGAACATGTATATACTTTGCATAATCTTCAATCTTGTAGGTATCAATGAATTTCATTAGCCATTCAGTCACTTTAGGAACTAGTTTCAAGGGTAAACCGCTACGCATTTCTTTTTCGTCTTTGCCATGAGTAAGAAGAAATGCATGTTGGCCAAAGTATCTGATTTCAATAAATCGACGTAGTATATCTACTTCAACAATGTTCGTGGAATACTTCATATTCACTGCATAGCTCAAAGCCACATTTAGCAGTTGAGCAAATACCCCAGAATGATTGTCATTTTCTACAAATCGCAGGTAGATTTTATTAGCAACATTGGCCCCAATGATTGAATCAAGTAAATCTAAGTTAGTTTCGAGAGCTATTTGGAATACTTCAGCATCGGACAGATTTTGTGGCAGTTCATGACCTCCACGAGTGGTGTAACCTCCTAACCCGTCGAGCTGATCGCCTAAATCATCAAGGCAAAGCACATCAAATCGACCATGCGTATGATATTCTTTCATAATGGAGTTAAATATCTTCGAATGGCCGTCTCTATATTCAGTCTCACCATATTTGAAGCGAAATAAGCCTTTATCATTTGGATTTGGCTCCATTCCAAGATGTGCATCTGATTTCGTAGCGATAAGAAGCTTTTTATAGTCTACTTTTTCTGGTGTATATGGCTGAAGGTTCTTGTGAACGAATTTATCCACAATTTCCTCAAATCGTTTATAGATCTCTTCTGGGTCTGCTTGATGCTTTGCAAATATGGAATAGTTTTTCGACTTGTACCAGAAGTTACGAATTGAACTCATTGGGATTCCCTGTGCTTTGGCTTCACGGGCTAAACCAGAAACCATTTCATAAAAATCTTCATCGTTTTCCAGCTTATTAATTAAGTCCTGCTTTTCGTCTAGATATTCGATTGATTCTGGATGTACTACAGCTGTTGCCCTTAGTTCGTTGATAATGCTTTTACATTTATGCTCACTTAATCCAGTAGCTGCAGCCAATTTATAACGGTCCATTGGATTCTTTTTCCGTACTACTTGCGGGATATAATCAACCAACACTTCCCCGTACTTGTCGATGATGTGTTGATATGGCCTGTAATCGATTGACATTAGTTTGGGTCTTTTTGAACAAGTATTAATCCGTGAATGTTATCCGACTCAAAAACAATGTGCTGTAACATTTGCTTTAAGCTTAGTTGGTACAAATCGAAGAGGTGTTCTGGCATGATTACCCTTTCAAGAGTTTCCCCATGCTGTTTATTGAACTCATTAATTAATTCTATTATATCACTCATGACTTTTCAAACACATCCTTGATTATTCATCCTCTTTGCCAGCAACCATATCAGGTGGCGGATCTGTTTCAATTTTATTTCTGCGTTCATCTGCACTAATTGCAGGGTTAACCATTTCATTTTGTTCTAACCACCATAAATAGTCGTCTTCTGAATACTCACCAGTCTGAACAGCTGCAATCATTTTTAGTATATCTTCTGGTGAAGCTTTTGCAGGAATAAAATCTTTGTTTAACTCGATAGAAATATCTTCTTCATCTATTCCCATCCAACGAGCAGCGAATTTTAGTGCTTTTGTTAAACACTCAGCAACCAAATCAGAGACTTCAGAGAGTGCGGAGTTTTCGCCCTGTTTTTTAATCAATGTTTTTGTAGCTGTTTCTTCTCGCTGGTCGTCAGGCATTAGCATTCGAGCACCTAATGAGGCCATAAATTCAACCAGTTGTTTTAGCATGTTTTCCGAAGCCGTAAGTCCGCTACCATTATATTCGAGCATACCAACACTCACATTTTCACCAGGGAAATACCAGAAATCACCGCCTCCAAGAACCATATTATCTGGCCCGTTGTCATCACTTATACCAGTTGCATAAGGTTGTGGTCTTGTGGTATAAGACACCCCTTTGCGATGATCAGCGTAAGCAACATAATGTGAAAGATTCACTTCAACCAAGTCTATCAAGTGTGGTTCCCTGAATTGCACACCACCCACCATAAAGAAAGGTATTTCGTCAATAAATTGGCCATTCATTTTAGGGAAAATATCTTCTTCGAACTGTACCCAATCCGAACGGTCTTCTTTTCTAAAGATACGCTGTCTGTATCGCGGTCGTCCTTTGCCCTCTGTAGCTTCAGAATACAAATCTAAGACCCTAACTTGTTCAATAATCTTAAATTTAAATTCATCAGTGGGATCTTGAACTTCAACTTGTTCTAAGAGCCTCACAAGGGATGTCATGACCTGATTACCAATTCTTTTAGTTCTTACGTCCAGAATATCTTCAGCGAAATAAGATGCAAAGAAAGGTCTATTGCCTATAGCCTCGGATTCTGCCTGCGATAAGGCTGAATTATCCGTATTTGGATACTCGACCAGCACACCAAACCGCGAAGTCTTTAATTCTTCAGCTGTTACTTCGTCAGCATAATCTTCAATGCTTAAACCACTCATAGTACAATCCTTGACAAAATCTTGCAGCTGGTCTGCTTTTATTACTGGCTTCTTTCTAAAGATTAGACCTTTTAGAGCTTTAAACGTTCGCTTAGTCGCATTATAAAATAAAGCTTGTTGTAAATACTTCTGATATTCGTTTAGCTCGTGGCCTGATAGCTTAGGTAAATATTCAGTACTTTTGGACTTTATATGTGCTTGGCCTTTGATTACATCACGGCAACGAGTCCAAAGATGTTTATACCGTTCGTGTTCTTGGGTCGTTTTATTTACGGTATTTGATTTTTTGCTACTCATTTTAAAAGCCTTTCATTTTGGTTGAAGTTGCTTTTCGATCTTTCATGCTCATTAAGAAATATCTTGCTTCGTCTGCAATGTGGTCTTCCGCTTCAGTATCTAAATCATCTGGGTTTTTGTTGTCGCGTTGAATCACTGGAACAGTGCGTATAAAGTTTTTACAGCGGTTCACAATCCAAAGCCCAGCGGTTTCAGCTCGTTCTTTATCGGACTCTTCAAGCATGGCTTTCATTTTCCCCCATCCTGCTTCCCTTGAGTTATCAGCCTTTTCGAATCGCAAATTATATCCGACAGCTTTGGCACCAGTTTTCTTTTGACCATCTCTCCCAGAATTTCCAATTAACTGTGTGTATATAGAATCCCCACCCGCTTCCGTCCAGATTGATGGATCAGCAAAGTTTATGCTAAATTTAATCCCTGTAATCCGCTCCCAATGTTTCAAGCGTTCGCCAATCTTTTGGCCAAGAACGTTGTTTGTGTATTCCGTGCCAACATTGGCTTCAACAGCTCCGTTTTTATCATATTTAACAGTGTATAATTCATCGATTCTAATAGCAGAACCGCGCGGAAAATAGGGTAAATTTTTGGCCTTGGGTTGATCACCATTAGACACAGCCCATATACCAAGGCTTGCAGGCTTAGCCGATCCCCAATCAAAAGAACATCCCATTTTCCATGTTGAAGGAATTACAAAGGGAGGCACAATATGCCGTGATGCATTCCAGAAGTCGGAGAAGAAACCACCTGCAGCGATATCCCAATCAGCGAAGGCCCATGCTTTTCGCTTGTTTTCATCTTTTTGGCCGAAGATGTTCAGAATGTATTCTGGATCATTCTCGACAATGAACTTATTTTCGAAGATGAACCCAGATACACGGCAACGAGCGCGGCCCTGTTCATCATACAAAATTGTTCCAGCTGGTGCAGGATCAACAAAATATGCTTTTACCCAATGATGTCCCTTTCCCCAAGGATTAGCAGTTGAACGTATTTTTCTGGGAAGATTTGGATTTGAAGACCTACAGCAAGACTTCATTGCTTCATAAAACGCGCTATCTGTCCAGCTTGTCAGTTCCTCCCAGCCTTGCCAAGGGTATTCATGGCCGTGATAGTCCCAGTAATCATCTTCTTTTTTTCCATGCCTGAATAAGAGTTGTTCACCTGTTGGCCATTTCCATTTATACTCGCTTGCAGAGTCATAGAATTTAGCTTCTGGAAATACATTGTTAATGATTTGCTTCGACTTCTTCACAACATCCGCTAGCTCCTTGTACTCCTGTCTAAACAGAATCCCGCGCCAGTCTGCCCCGTATCCTTTGCCGACGTCTTGAATGAAGTCAATAATTAGTGAGTCAGTTTTTCCGGGGCCTCTAGTTCCTTCAAAGAGGCATTCAAAAACAGGGCAGCACAAGAACAAAGTTTGTGATCCTGGCTGAGACTCCCATTGTATATTATCAAGCTTTTTAGCTCCCATCGTTCGCGGCCTCCTTCATACGTGCTACTAATTGTAGCATGTTTTCAATGTGAAGAGTTGCTACCCTCTCCCATTCTTTCGGGTCTGGAATCACTCCATTAATTATGATCTTGTTGGAAACTTCCCCGCTATGCTCGATTTTATTGGTAAAGGCTCCCCCTGATTCTTTTGCCGCATCAACCAATATAGATTGTGCTCCCTTTATGTTGTTTACACTTGAAAGCGAATCAAAATGCTCCTGCATTTTCTGCAATCTAAACACACCATTTGCAACAGGGATTGAGGCTTTTGACTCGTTGAACTCCTTTCTAGTTGATGCGAATAGGTCTTTCCATTTTTGCGCCAATCCCTTCTTACCTTCGACCGTGTACGGGTTATAATAGCT